GTCTACGGCTGCGCCGATGTGGCCGCGGCGGCCGCCCGCGCCGCCTCCGGCGAAGCGGCCGCCGCCGCCGCCCGGCAAGATTGCTGGCGCCGCATGGCTGACAAGCTGATCATGATACTTAAGGCAGCATGACCGGAGAAACCATGAGAGACGGCATGAAATATTGGATTGCGTTTGCAGCCGCCATTGCGGCGATCGTCTGCCTGTCGTGGTGCGCCCACGCCGAGTGCGTGGCGTCGGGCCGCGCCGTGCTGGCGGGCGGCGCCAAACATGCAACCTGGCGGCTCCTCGACGGGCACAAATGCTGGACCGCCGGCTACCCATCGCGGCAGCGGCACGCGCCGCTGCGGCAAGGCAGGAGTGGCGCCCTGCAAACCGCTGCCGTGCCCCTGCCGCGGCCCAACCCGCTCGACGCGCCGCTCCACGGCATGTACAGTGCCGTGGCGGCGGAGCTGGATTTCATGATGTTCGGTCCGGCGTGCCCGCCCACGTATTTCGATTGCCGGTTTGCCAATGGGCGATGACCCGATCGAGCAGGCGGTTCGCGAGATTGTCTCGGAAATCATGAAAGAACGAGCAGGCTCGATCGCGAGAAAGACAGCGGTCGAATGGGAAATTTTCGTCGAAAACGTCCTGGAATCGTCGCCAGCCTACCGTTACGGTTGGGACCATGTCTGACACTGCGGATGCCCTGCATTTCAAGACCAGCGTCTCCGCCGCGGTCGCCGCGTTCCCGCGCGAAAAGTACCTCAAATTCATCCGCCACCTGAAGGTGCAAAGCCGCGACTTCGGCCTCGTGCCGTTCCGCCTGCTCGGCTCGCAACGCTATACCCTCGACGAAGTGTGCAAGGGACTGGATGACGGGATCACCACGTTCGTCATCCTCAAATCGCGCCAGATCGGCATGACGACGTTCTGGATTTCCGTCGATATGTTCTGGGCGTTCGAGCACAAAGGCCTGCTCGGCACCTTCATCCTGCACAAGGAGGAGGCGAGGGACGAATGGCGGACCGCGATCGAAGTGTTCTACGACGAAATCCCGGCCAAGGTGCAGGTGGGCAGCAGCCGCGTCAAGTTCCGCGTGCGCAAGGTGCACCACAACCGGAATATCTTGAGTTTCGCAAACGGTTCCCGGTTCCGTTACCTCATTGCCGGAACCTCCGAAAACAGGAAGGGTGGCATGGGCCGTTCGTCGGCATCGAACTTCGTGCATGGCACCGAAGTTGCCTTTTGGGGCAATCAAGAGGACATCAAGGCGTTCAAGTCGTCGGTGTCGTCGCTCTACAAGCACCGCATGCAGGTCTACGAATCGACAGCGAACGGCTTCAACCATTTCTACGACACCTGCGAGGACGCCAAGAAATCGCCGACCATCCGTTTTATTTTCGTCGGCTGGTGGCGTGACGAGCGCATGGCCTTCGCCGCCGGCGATCCGCGCCATGCGATCTATTGCGAGGACAAGCTGACGGCGCTTGAGCGCTCGCGCATCCGCGAGGTCAGGAAGGTCTATGGCTTCGACATCACCAAAAACCAGCTGGCGTGGTATCGCTGGAAGCTGGAGGACGAGTTCCACGGCGACCAGCCGATGATGGACCAGGAGTTTCCGTGGACCGAGGACGACGCTTGGCAGGCCACCGGATCGCAGTATTTCACCACCGAGTCACTCACCGCAGCACTGAAATATGCCAAAGAGCAGCCGTTCAAAAGGTACCGCTACCGCTTCACCCGCAACTGGCGCGATACGCAAGTCGCCGGTGCGCCCACCGACCCGCGGGCGGAACTGCGAATCTGGGAAGACGCCTCCAAGTTCGGATACTATTCCGTGGGATGTGATCCTGCCTATGGATCAAGCGATGAAGCTGATCGCAATGTTATCTGTGTTTGGCGTTGCTACGCCGACTGTATCGTTCAAGTCGCAGAGTATTGCAGCGCTGTCGATTCCACTTATCAAACGGCCTGGGTTCTTGCTCATCTTGCGGGATTTTACGGAATCAACGAAGCCCGCACCATCATCGAAATCAACGGGCCGGGAAAAGCCGTGATGCAAGAGGTCGAGCTGGTCGAGCAGCAGCTTCGCGAGCTCAAGACCGCCGACGACGATTACTCGCTGCGCAACGTGCTGCGCAACATGCGGACCTTCTACTACAAAAAGGCCGATTCGATCGGCGGCGGCGACATGGTCAAGCACTACCAGACCACCTCGCAGCTCAAGCCTGGCTTGATGGCGCGCTTCAAGGATTCCCTTGAGCTGGGCAGGCTGGTGATTCGTTCCGTGCCGCTGCTTGAGGAGATGCGCCGCATCGTCAACGACGAAGGCCACATTGCCGCAGAGGGGGCCCACAAGGACGACCGGGTGATGGCGGCGGCGCTCGCGCACGAGAACTGGCAGAGGTGGATGTGGCAGCGCTTGCGCGGCATGGCGCACACGCGCGCCCGCGTCGCGATGATTGAGCAGGCGGGCGGCGAGAAGCCGCTCGACAAGCTGATGATCAACTACCTGCGCAAGCATCAGATCATGGTGCCGGGGGTCAACGCTTAAGGCGATGCGACTTGAATGTTTCGTCACCTGCGTGGTGGTTGCCCAGCTGCGATGTGGCTGCGCCTTTGGGACTCGAAGCCAAAACACGATTTGGGGACTCATGGACCGACATCGTAATGCGCCGCCGCAGCTCACCGACATCACTGCCGAAGTGCGAGCCGCAACAGAGAAAGCTTGGCAGCTTTACGACGGCAAGAGAACGGCTTGGGTGCCGAAAAGCCAGGTCGAGGACAACGGCGACGGAACTTTCACCATGCCGGAATGGCTGGCGATCGATAAGGGGTTTGTGTGATTGTTCGTTGTTAAACCTGCGGCATGCGTACCGCGCACAGCCGCCGCCGGCAGTAAAAGTTCAATCCGATGTGGCTGCGCCTCCCGACCCGCACTCCTGATCCAGAGAAATCGCCGTACCAGGTCGGCATGATGACGGTGCCGCAGATCACCCGCGGAATCCGCATGCGCAAGCACGCCTGGGGCAAGCCGACCCAGCAGATCGCCGACGAAGCCGGCGTCCATCACAGCGTGATCAACGCGGTGCTAAAAGAGCAGGGGGTATCGCCAGCCGCCTACGCACTGCTGACGTCCTACCTGCGCACGCCGGCCGGCCCGTGGGCCATGATCAACAACCGCCACGCCCGGGCGTCGGCGACCGGCGCCCGGGCGGCGCTGGAGCGCAAGGTCCGCCGGCTGTCGGTGATGGCGATCGGATTTGACCTGCGTGTCATGCCGGGATCGCGCATGGCGCAGCTCACCACCGGCGAGCTCAAAGCCTATTACTGGCGGCTCGATTGGCGGGTCAAGGAACGCATCATCGCCGCCAACCGCGACGTGACCGGCCGTTTCGTCATCCCGGATTCGCTGGAGGCGTGGGAATGGATCGAACGGATAACCCTGTTGCGGGAGCGCCTGACGATATCCGGGAGCATTCGAAGGCCCGGCACCGCCGCGCCCCGGCCCGTCCCGTCCACCGCTCCGCCGCAGCCCTGCCGATCGCGGTCGCGCGCGGCGTCGTGGTCGCGATCGGCCGGCGCAACGTGACGTTCCTGCGATCAGGACGCTGCCGCATCTGCGTCAAGTGGTTCAATTTCGCCCTGCCGCCCAAGGTCAAGGTCGGCGCCGCCATAATGGTGTACGGCAAGCTGATGACGCTGCACAACGGCCGGGTGTTCCAGCTGGTCGACTCGGTGGTTTTCAATGGCCGCAGCGGCCGCACCGTTCTCAAGGAATTGTCCAAGGCGCTGGACAGGTTTATCGTCGATCCTTCAACCTACCTGGCAGGGATGGCGGAAAATGGCAATGGTCAGCCGTGATTGGTGCTGTCTCAATCGTCGGTGCGGCGCCGAGTTTCATAGCTACGACCCTGCTCCCGAGTGTCCAAAGTGCGGCAACGTTCGAGTCAACTGGCTGCCGGGCGGCGGTCATATCGGCAGGATTGCGGGGCGCATGGATCGCACCGTTCGAAATCTTGCCGGCGACTTCGGCTTTACCAACTTGAACTCGCCGTCGCACTCGCGCCTCAACCGCTCGGCGCCGCGGGCCGATCATCCGGGGCCCGAGCGCCTGATCGGCCAAAAGACGTTTGCGCCGGGCTTCCATGCCAATGTCTATAACAACAAGTCCTCGTGCGAAACCTCGCTCACTCCGCTCAACATCAAGGGCGTGACGGTGCGCCTCGGCGACAGTGCGCCGAAGTTCACGCCGGGCCCGGGCAGCGTACCGGGCCCGGCCGCCAACGCCGTGTTCCACTACCGGCATCGCCCGTCATGATTTTCCCGTCCAATGCCGACGACCTTGAGGAGCGCGTCCTGTGGCTGGTGGATAAATGCATGTCAACGCGGGAGGACCGCGCCCGGCTCTACGACTGGCGGGAGAAATATTACCTGTTCGGCACCGGCGGATTCCAGCCGGCCAAGTACAACCGTATCGCATCGCACCTCGACCTGGTGTCGTCGTTCCTCTATGCACCCGACAGCGCCTTCTACCACATCGCTGCGGTCCGCAACGCCGACGACGACACGGTCGCCAAGGCGGTCGCGCTGCAGGACGATTTCAACGACGATTTCAACGACAATTTTTCCTCTGTCGCGATCTCCGAAGCGATCGACTGGTCGCTGGTCTACGACACGGTAATCGTCAAGCAGGGCTGGAACCGCTCCCGCGCGGCGTCATTTCTCGAACTCGTTCCGCCGCACAATTTCGGCGTCTACCGCGAGGACCGCAAGCTGGAGGACCAGGGCGCCTTTTGCCACCAGTATTTCGTCGAGTACCAGTATGCGGTGGACGCCATGCTGCGGGCCGGCCGCCGCGCCGATATCGCGCGCCTCGCCGTCAAGCACGAGCCGTCGATATCGCCGTTCCCGCAAATGCTCCAGCGCATGATCATCGCCTCGACCGGCGGCACCAATCTCGCAGGAAATATTCTAGGCCAGGTCAACCCGGATTACGCACCGCTCGCCACCTATCAGGCCAAGACC